CGGCGTCATCTGGCGGACCCATTGCACAAACTCGCGTTGCTCGACGTGTTCGGTTCTCTTCACCAATGCCTCCTTGTAATGCGGTCGAAGTTGCCTTCTCTCGCGTGTTGAATCCATGACGGGGCTTTGGCCTCATTCATTGCCGCCACCAACGCATGCACGTCTTCGCTCGCTAGGAGCCCCGCTGGTAGCGGTCCACACCGTTGGGCGATGCTCGCCACGGTTTGCCATGCTTTCTGTCCTGCATAGCCATCGTGGAGCACGCAGAGGTATTCGGACACGGAACGGTCTGACAGCGCCTTGCCGTAGTAGGTCAGGACGATTTGCTCCTTGCCTGTCTTCGCCGACTTGGCGAGGCGCCAACGCCATGACCCAACCTCCAGGTCTCTGAGGTCGTCTCGGTCCAGGCCCATGATGTCGGTGTCGACGAGAACAATGGGCTCCGTCGTCGGGTCTTTCTTTGCTTCGGGGAACGGCTCGCCACAAGCAGGGCAGACACTGGCGCTGATGTGAGCGAGCATATCGCAAGCCTTGCACGGTTTCATCGGCGCCACGCCGTCGCCAGTCTTGCCGGGGATTTGCGGATCGGTGACGGGTCCAAGCGTCTCGACGACCCCGGCGAAGTCGAGCACAAGACAGTCGGTCTTGTTTGGTGCCGTCCTCATTCCACGTCCGGCCATCTGCATGAAGAGACGCGTCGATTTCGTCGGGCGCAACATGGCAATGAGGTCTGTTGCCGGATGGTCAAAGCCCGTCGTCAATACGTTGGCATTGGTGACGGCTTGCAGGGTGCCTGCTTTGAATGCCGCCAGGATGCGGGCTCGCTCGTTCTTCGGCGTCTCACCTGTCACCGTCTCACAGGTGACACCACGTTGGCGCAACGCATCGGCGACGTGCAACGAGTGATCGACGCCAGTGCAGAACACCAGCCACGACTTGCGGTCTCCAGCGTGCTCCAAGATTTCGGCAACAACCTTTTGGTTCTGCTCGTCGGTGTCGACGGCTTTCTGCAACTCGGATTCAATGAACTCGCCTCCGTGCTTCTTCACGCCGCTGGTGTCATATTTGGACTTCGTCGCCTTGCTCTTGAGCGGAGAGAGGTGGCCATGGTGCAACAGTTCTTCGATGCTGACGGGCTCGATCAACGCGTGAAACAACGCAGGCTCTTCTGTGATCAGGCCATGACCCATGCGGTACGGCGTCGCCGTCAAACCAATGACCCGCATGTGCGGATTGATGGCGAGCAACGCCGCAAGAAAGGTTCGATATCCTCCCTCTTCCTTGTGGCTGACGAGGTCGCACTCGTCGATCAGGACGACGTCGACGTGGCCAACGTCGTCGGCTCGTTTCTGGATCGACTGAATCCCTGCAAACGTGATCGGCTCGCCAAGCTGCTTCTTGCCGATGCCTGCTGAATAAATGCCGAGCGGTGCCGCTGGCCAGTGCTGGCGCATCTTCTCCACGTTCTGTTCGATCAACTCCTTGACGTGCGTAAGCATGAGCACGCGTGTCTCTGGCCACGTCTGGATCATATGCTTGCAGAGTGCGGCGACGACGTGAGACTTGCCGGACCCTGTCGGCATGACGAGGCACGGGTTGCCCTTGTTGGCCTCAAGCCAGGCTAGGACCATGTCGATGGCGCGTTGTTGGTAGGGGCGAAGCATGGGTCACCCTCGCCACTGTGAACGGTTGCAGGCGTCTGCCCACAACGCGTCAACGCCTGCCGTCACAGCGTCGTGCGAAGGGTTTCCGTCGTATCTTCCACACACCCAACACTCATAATCTGCACCGTTTGGCGACATGCTCACCATTGTACCAGGGCACAACTGACACCCATTTTGTCCGCCGCAGCAACCAATCCCGATGTCGTCGCCATGGTCATAGGCGCCCTTGCCAATACCAAAGCCAATCAGTGCTGCATCACAGCACCCTTTCATAAAATCAAGGCTGCTTCCCACAAGCAAAGCCCGTGCGCCAACACTCGACACAAGCGGGCGAGCCACTGCAATGAAAACGTCTCTCACATGCGGCGTCAGTACGGGCTTGACCTCGACGTAGATATCACCGGCTGGCATGTGCAACGTGAAGTCTGGCGCCCATCCATCGGTGTCAAAGGGCTCGTATGTCCACTTCCATCCACAGTTGGTGAAGAACGCCGCCCAACGGGCCTCAAGCCTTGAACGCATCCGCACACCTGCAAACGTCGTTGGGATTGCTTTCATCGAATAGTTGAATCCATCCATTGCGTAACCTCAGAACGGCAAAAGGTGATCGTGCAACTCGTAATCAGCGCAACCCGTGCGCTGAAACCCAAGCGGGATTCCGTCGGCGTTGTGTTTCTCACATCGCCATGTGCTGTCCTCTTTGGCAGTGGAGTGCGCACACGTCCGGCATGACTGCGGCGCCGTCACGCCTAGACCCTCATGGCAGACCTTGTGCGCTGGGCACCATTTGCACTCGTACCAGGTAGGGTCTGTCGACAACGGCGGCGGCATCTCGTCGGCAAGCGCCAGACGTTGCCCACGGGCAATGGCTCGCTCTGCTACCTCTTTGTCGTAACGCACACGCTCCGTGTAGATCCTGTCGTCGTCCTTGCAGACGGCGACATACAGTGCGCGGTCGATGCCAAGCCCATGCATGTAAGTCTGCATCTGAATCCAATGCGTCCGCTTCGCTTTCTCCACGCCGTTCTTCTCGACGTCGTCGAAGGACTTCTTCGAATGCGTCTTGAACTCCGCGACGTGGGCTTTTTGCGGTGCCTCTGGCACACCGCCGTCAATGATGGCGTCGACGGAACCGGACACATGTGAGCCAAAAGACACGCGGGCTTGCTCGCCTGTCGTCTCGCGGATCTCGATGCCGATGGCACGGAGGTCCTTGAGGATCGTGGCCTCTTCCATGTGACCGCGTCGGAAGACGCGCAAGACGCGCCCTGGCACTTGCTCGACGACAGCCCAACGGAACTTGAGCCACAGCCAACGCTCGCAAGCGTGGCCCAACTCGCTTGCTCCCATGTGTGAACGTGGCGGTTCCCGGCCCCGCTCATGGTGGGCGTCAATCAACGATTGAATGGTGATGCGAGGCGGGGGGATCGGGGCCATCGGAAACTCCAGAAAAAGAAGGGGCCACGGGCGCCCCGGTCGGTGTCAGGTCATTTGACCCACGGTGGCTTGCTGGCGGGAGCAGGCGCAGCGGCTGGCGACGTCGACGGCGCCTGGGCACCGCCGCTGGCTTTCATCGCCTTGATTTTGTTCTTGTCGCCGTACTCTGCGCTCGACTCCGTGATCACCTTGATCGTCATCCGCTTGCCGATCAGCTGGTCGCTGTCGTCGAGACGTGCGGCGCCGATAGCGCGGCAGAGTTCACCCATCTGCTGATTGCCGATGTCCTCCGCTTTCGGGTTGGGGTTTCTCAACGTGATCATGCCGAACACAACCCGGCCCTGATGCGTCGGTCCGACGACGTCACAACGGTAGGAGAGATAGTCTCCGGTCCCTGCCTTCGTCGCCTTGACGGTGGCCTCCGTCACGGTCACGTCGTACCACCCGTCGGGGATCGGCGTGAAGTCTCCGCCGCCGTTGCCCTTCGGCATTTCTGATTCGATGTAGCTACGTCCGAGATTCGCCATGGTTCATCCTTCTTTCTTGTCGGTGATTGCAAACGAGGGACGCCCCGGCTTGCTTGTGATTGCCCCCAAAAGAGGGCGAGTGATTGACTCTGACGCCGCGTCCCAGGCCTTGCGGTTGATCTCTGGTTTCCATCTGAACAGACCGGAGAGGTGGTCTGTGAGACCGGCGTCAAGCGCCAACTGTTGCAACTTGTCGCCGTCAACCTTGCGGTCGATTCGGCCGGTGATTTTCAGGACACCGCTGACTTTGACAACGCCGTCAAGGTCTTCGGGGATCCCGAGGATCACCGCGATGGTGTCCTCAATCTGGCGGCGCTCTTCGACGGCGGCGGCTTCGGTCTCCTTCGCCTTGCGCCATTGCTCAATCAGGTTGTCCAGCATCATGCTCATGCCTGCCCCGCAATCTTGCGAATGATGGCTCCGAGGTCTGGCGCTTCCCACAAGTCGAGCCGTCCCGAGCGGTCCTTGGCGCTCCACAGACCATCCGTCGAGGTCATGAGTGCGAAGTGCCCGGCTTCCTTGCGGAAAGCGAAGACCTCATCGAAGAAGTACGGAAGTTGCTGGGCGAACTTCTGCCCTGGCATCGACGGCGCGTAGGAGATGGCGCCGAGCTCGTCCGCCGACTTCTCCAGTTTGGCAGAGAAATACACATGCTTCCCTGGCAAGTCGCGAAAGGCACGGATGAGATCACCCATCCGATCCTGCATGGCCCCGTAGGCCTGGCGAGGATCGCGGGCTTTGCCACCGACTTGCACTTTCTTCTCAGCACTCAACAGAACTTCGGCGATCTCCGAGATGCTGTCGAGGGCGACGGATTCAAAGCCCTTCGCCTCATCCGACGACGACACCCATCGGTATGCGTCATACAGATCCTCCAGCGTGGAGATCTCGACGTAGGGCAAGTCGAACTCCTTGATCGACAGCAACCCGGCTTCCGCCGACAACGTGATCGGGGTCGGCAACGTCGCGATTGCGCGAGTCTTGCCGTGGCCTGCTGGCCCGTAACCCAAGAACTTGACTGACGACGCGCCAAGTTGGCCCGTCCGCTTTACCGATATGGCCATCTGGCCTCCTTTGTGACGCGGTCGGAAGATTCCGGTTGCGCCGTGTGCGTTGACCTTCTCACGGATGAGAACTACGGTCAAGTACAGATCCTCAAAAATGAGAAGGAGTGCCATGGCAAAAGAAGATTCAGGGGTTTACGCAATCAGGAACCGACACACGAGTGCGGTGTACATCGGCCAGACGTACAGTTTCCGAAAGCGGTGGGGACAACACCGCCGACAACTTTCAGCCGGTTTGCATCACTGCAAACCGCTTCAGTCGTCGTGGTCGATGTGGGGTCCTGATGCGTTTGAGTGGATCGTGGTCCACAACTGCGACACCGACTGCATGGACGCCTTTGAGTGGTGGGCGATGAGGCTCGTACCAGAGTCATTGATCCTCAACACCGCCACCGTGTTGAATAAGAACCCCAAATCAGGTGAACGGGAGAGGCGCGCCGATGTGGCGCGCCGTGGCGCACATCAGGCATGGCGAATCAAAACTGGGTTGTCGAAGTACGACAACTGCGAGGTCGCAAAGATGTTGAAGAAGGCGAACCTAAAAGAGTTGGCAGAGGCAACAGGCATCTCGTTGGCAACTCTGTACAGAGCCCGAAAGAACGGCGCGCTGAACATCAGCCATTCAAAGTTTACCGCCATTCAAGCCTACCTCTCTCGCCACGAGGCTACCAATGGTCAAGTTTGATCGCCCGTTCCACGCCAACGCCGTCGACGACAGGACGCCTGAACAGCAACTGATCGACGCCATAGCCTACGAAGGGATCAACCCTCCGGCGTCGGTGACGCTCGACGGCAAGATCCACCGCTTCAAAAGCACCGCTGGCAAGGGTCGGGACACAAACGGCTGGTACGTCGCCTACTCCGACGGTCGACCCGCTGGACGGTTTGGCTGCTGGCGTCGTCAGATTGACGCCTCATGGGCTGCTGAAGGCGGGCCTTCGATGACCCCGGCTGAAGAGATCGCGCACGCCAAACGCATGGCGGAGATGCGAACCATCCGAGACGCTGAGGTCGCTCGACAGCGTGA